TATCAAGACCTTTCTCCTTCAATAGCTTAACAAGGTGGGGATTCTTATGCGAGAATTTCCCTTTGGCAAGATTCTTCACGAAGTAGTTATCACGATGCGGTTCAATACCAGGTGATACTTGGCCAAGAATAGCAGAACTTGAAGTAGTTGGAGCAATAGCCATTCGAGTTGAATTACGGAATCCGTAATCTTCCATTAAAGATGGCTCACCAAACATTACGGCAAGTTCTCTGGAAGCATTATCAGTTTTCCTTTTCAGAGTTGAAAAGATCTCATTATTCAGAAACTTAGCATCCATAGATTCAAATGGAATCATCTTCGACTGCAACAGCGAATGCCATCCAAGAACACCAAGACCAAGAGCACGTTGATTAATTGCGAACCTACGAGGTGCTTCCATATATTTCATTCCCTCGGTCTTATCGATGAATTCTGTAATAACTGTATCGAGGAAGTAAATGAGTGTTTCGATTGCATCGGTTTCAACAAGATCATCCCATCGCTCAAGATTAACAGAGGATAGACAGCATACAAAAGATTCTTCAGCATTATTACTGAGGAAGATTTCGGTGCAGAGATTAGAATGATTAATTTTCATTCCATTATCTTTATATACCTGAGGCGCATTGTTATTCACATTATCTGTAAAGAACAAATATGGATAACCAGATTCAAATCGCTTTTTAATGACTGAACCCCAGAGTTTGCGCTTTGTCTTATCGCCATCAATCATACTTTGCATCCATTCATCGGTGATTGTTACACCAATAGAAAGTCTTTGAATGGAATTACCAGCACCTTGAATTGCAATGAATTCTTCAATATCTGGATGCTCAATTGGCAGATAGGCAGCAAGTGACCCACGACGAACATTTCCTTGTGAAACATAATCGATCAAAGAATCAAATACCGTGAGTTGATGATGAACACCAGTCGCCTCGCCACCAGCGGAAATAGCAGAACCACGTGGACGAACATCGCCAAAATAAGCAGAAGTTCCTCCACCAGTTTTTGACATGATCGCAATCTCTCCAATCTTATCACAGATACCAGTCATATCATCTGGAATATGCGAACCAAAGCACGAAATTGGTAATCCTCGGTTACGTCCATAATTTGACCATACTGGAGATGATAAAGAGAAATATCCCTTATGCATATAAGATTCAAACTTATCGGCATATCCAGAAATACCAAGATGCTTCTCTGCTACCTCAGCAATATCACGAATTCGTTGCTCTGGTGTTTCGCCTTCTAGTAAATAGCCCTTTTCGAGGATCTTTCGAGAATCTTTATTCAACCAATAAATGTCTTTGTTACTCATAAATCTAAAGTTATATATCAAAACAAATCGTCTTCACCAAAGCTCTGGTTCTTCTTTGCGTATTCAACTGGTCTGGAATGAAAGAAATCAGTCATGTTATTACCAAGCAATTCCTCGTTAAACCACATTGTTTTTTCTAGCAGATCTTGATCAATATCAACAAATGGTTTTTTCATTCCAATTTGATTGATTCGATCTTTAATGAATTCTTTCAGAACGGGAGCAGACAACGATTTCTCATCAATACCATTAACCATCCAGTCAATGATTTTGCTTTCTGCTTTAAATGCTTCTTCTGCCGCAAGTTGAATACGCTCTTCAAGATCATCGTCGAACAACTCTGGATGCTCTTCACGCATGGTATTGACAATCTGAATGCCAACAAGAGCATGGATTGTCTCCTCGTTTCGAGTATACTTCACTTGTTGATCGGTGTCTTTCATCACATTCTTAAACCGAGCGAAATGGTTAATGATGTAAAACTGCGAAAACAGAGAAACATTCTCAACAAACAAAGTAAACAGAATTATCGAATATAGATATTGTTTCTTTGAGTCCTTATAAAATTTATGAGTATATTTACGAAGATACTTCACACGCCCTTGAATCCATTCAAGTTTTAGGTTCTCCTCAAAGATGTCTTCAAGTTCAAGAACTGAAAGCAATCGTTCATAAGCACTATTATGAATCACTTCAGTATTAGCCATCACATAACCAAGATCTTGAAGTGATGGATGAGGAAGATTATCACCAAGTTTTGCCCAAAAAGTCTTGACAGCAACTTCAATCTGGCCAATAGCTGAAAGTGTGCGAACAACAATCTCACGTTCTTGATCATTTAGCTCAACTTTGAATTGTTGAACATCTGACTTGAAATTGAATTCTTTGTCAGTCCAAAATCCGTTGTGCATCGCCTCAATGAATTGCTCAGTCCATGGATACCGATTTGGTTTTCTACTGATTTGCTCTTCAAAAATGCTGTATTCTCTTGTTTTAGTGGTTTGTTGTTCGCTCATATAATCTGATAGTATCTATAAAAGATGTCCCTAATGACGATTTTAAGATCATTAGAGACACTTGATGGTTCAGACTTTACCATAGAATTGCTTCTATGTAAAGACATTTTTTAAAGTTTTTTACACGATTTGATACCAAGTCATGTTTCCAGTAAATTTGCCGTTATTTGCTTGACTATTAATAGCAAGTGTGTATGTATCGGAAGTATTATCAATACTTCTTCCGAGCTGCATATTAATATCGCCAATAGTAGTTGCGTTGACTGCACCGCTCTGACTGGTGAAATATCCAGTCTTGACAATAGTTCCGCCAGTCATAACAGAATTACTAATTGTATATTCAGTAGTTAAACATGTGGTATGTGTATTCCATGTTGGTGTTGTCACAAATGCTGCATTTTTAACCAATTTCCATGCATAAATGGCATTGGCTGTACCAAGGACACTGAGATCTGTTGGAATAATAATCGCATCTGGTGTTGCCGCTGCCAATCGAATACTCACGCAATTAAACCACTGTGTACTATCAGTTCCAGTGGTTTTAAAATTGGCCAAAGTAAGATCTGGATTAGATGATTGGTTATGCGTAGTGCTTCTAGGTTGAAACCCACCTTCACTTATAACACTATTACAAATATGTTTAATATATGGACTTGTTGATCCTGTATTGAGTAACTCTAACCTTAACGGAAGAGTTGCTGTCGTCATGTATACTGTTGAATTGACATTAGCATTACGGAATGTATGAGCAACCATCATTTTACCATTAACAACAAATCCGCATCTAACATCTCCGACTCCCAGCCACTCAACATCCATCCAGAATATATTACCCTTAGATGTGTCGATAGTTGTTTGGCTATAACCATTACCATCAAATTTATCAAAGTTCCAGTTGACTTGTTCAACGTGAGTCTCAATAACACTACCTGATGATTTTGATCGTAACACGATTCTTAGACCTCCACCAGTTTCATTACCAGTAGATGCACCATCTGTTTGTTCAAGGAACACTCCATTGTTATCATTAAAATAACCCAGACGTTGCGTAACTGTAGTTGCTCCAGTAGTTACAGGCGCACTAAATGTAAAGCTGTTTAGAATCAATAAAGATTTACCAGGCTGATAAGGAAATACTAATCGTGATTGTCTCTTTACTGTTCCAACTCCAGCAGGTGCTTTTAATTCAACGGAACTTTCGTCGATCTTATATTGTGTTGTTCCAGTTCCAGTTAAAGCATTGCTCCAACTAACATTTTCAAAATATCGATGTTGGCTATCGAATAATGTAAATGCATCGCTTACTCGCAATCTACCAAACGCATCACCAGCTGTAGGTGACGTAAAAACTGAAGCAGTTGAGCCTACTTTACCGCTATCAAGATAATCTTCGATCTTTCTCGATAAGGTAGCTTCTTTCGTATAGTGATAAATTGGCATTACAGTTTTTGTTTCAGTTTAGGTTCAATAGAGAATACTGCATCAGCAATACCTTTGGCATCAAGATTGCCTTTTTCATACTGAGACCGAAGTTCATCTAATTGGTCATGGAATTCATGAAGAACATCCACGATTCGATCTCCGAGTGAAGTTTTCATCTCTTCACCGATATGAGAAATCAAGTCAAAGATTTGGTCATTGATTGGTTTCTTTTTAGACTTCTCTGCCTGTTTAGTAGCTTCATTAACAGCTGATCCACGAATCATTCGCATTGCACCAGTTTCTGAATCACGAAGAATGATTTTGTTTTTACCACCATTCTTCTTAGCATAATTGTAAAGTTCTTTCTGAGTTTCATCATTAAGGTCTAGGAATTTGCTCCATCTCTCAAACTTGTTTCGACCAGGTGAAAACCTACGGAAAACATCAGACGGAAGATCGAACATTGATGTATCACCATTTGGTTTAATGCCTTTGAATTTCGATCCACCAGTTGGAGGACTAGCAACACTAGCTGTTGAAGTATCTTCGGTTTTATCTTTCATCGAGATATATTATTTTGGGTTATATAAACAGGCTGTTTAGTTTTATTATGAAATGCTTTATATACTGGAGTTCCAAAGATATGTCCAATTGGGTCAGCATCTTCATCAATAGAAACGATTGAATCTCTTAGAGCTAGCATATCTCCAGTTTTAGCTAATGGAACATCATGATTAAGTGAATAATGTCCAGCTTTAAGTTTATTATCTTCCGATAAGAACCAGCGTGATTCTTCCAGATGATTTAATGCAATATCAAAATCAGCACCTTCTTTAAGTGCTTTGGCGATGTCTTTATCTGACATTCCAGTATGTTCCTTGATTAGATAAAGCGCAGCAATATACGAAGCAAGCGTGGTCTTTCCAAGAGGAATCTTGTTCAACATTCTCTTTAGATTAAAGACGAGTTTATGAAAGATAGTGTATTTGCTTCTTTCTTCTCCAGTCTCTGGCTTCTTAATTACCTTACCGTTTTCATCGATCAGACCAAGTTTATATGCACCCATCTTTTTCCATGGTGTGGTCAATAATCGAAGAAATCGAAATGCGTAAAATGTATCTGCTGCTCTTGTGAATAGTCCCATGATTATAGTTTTTGTAATACTTTAACAACATTTAAGTCCACTGGAATATCATTGTATTGATCTTCTGGAATATAGTTTAGATAGAGTAGAAATGTTTTTAGTGTTGGCCACATTGTATGTTCTATTTTATGAAAGCACATTGCTGTTGCTTCCTCAATTATAAAAACATTGTGAATCGTGATTAGGTGGTTTAGAATAAGTCTTTCTTGTAGTTCTCCCTTTTCTTTGTATCGACCGATTAGTCTTTTAAGATATTTGAATCTTGCAAGATCTTCATAAAACTCTTTGATGTCAATACATCGTGGGTTGTTATAGTGCTTTGCTGCATATAATTCAAAGTTATCATCGGTCAATACATCGGTGATTACCATATTATTTTAACAAATCGGAGACGCTTGTTCCCTTTTCCCAGAACTTACAACTCCAATAATTTGCTTTCCATTTAGGGCCTGGATCGGTATCACAGTGATGTCTGGCTCTGTAGCTTTTAAGTCTTTCTGGATCATCGCGTTTGATTTCCATATTTGGATCACCAAAACCTAGTTTGATCACATTACCTTTATCATTCTTTACATAGACATAGAACTTATGCTTGTCATCACCAGAACGAAATGGCTTATTCAGAGTGACAGTCTTGCCATCATACTCTGCAGATTCGGCTAAGAATTCGGAAAATGATTTCATTGATTCTCTTGGATGAACTTGGAATATTCTTCTTTGATCGAAACAATAGACATACCAATCAGATCATAAGATTCGCTGAAATATCGAACCATTTCACCATCGGATGCAAGAGCAATCTGGGCAATTTTAAGATTACGGGCTTCTTCAAGCGAAGGAGTTTCTGCCGAATCGTAGATTGCATTCTTATGACGATATGCAATGTATTTGTTATATGCGTATTTCGTAGAGCCTTCAGCTTTCTTCAGTTCTTTTTCTAAAGCAGGTAATGTAGAACGATCTGAGCTATATTTTACTTTACGCTTACGTTCACGAACCTCGTCTTCCTTATCTAGCATTTTTTTATAATTAGCCATTAATGAAGTAGCGTGAGGATCGTCGGAGAGTTCATCAAGATCTTCCTCTTTCATTGGAACACAATTAGGAACTTTCTTACCATCTTTTTCCTTAGTTCCGACAGCTGTATAACCTTTCCAGCAAGCATCACCTAGACCACCAGTGGCTTTTTCTAATGCTTCATCTACCGAAGACTCTTTCTTTGCGAAATGCTTCTTGTAATTTTCCCATGCAGACTTAGCTTGTTCTTCAGAATGATCTGGATACATCTTCTTATGCTGAGTATAAAAATCATTAAAATTAGTAACAACCGCTTCCGTAGCTGGAATACCACCTTCACGATCATAGTTTAGACTAACGGAACCTTCATTCTTTTGAGCACCATAATATGCACCGAGTGCCATCATGATTCGTTCATCTTTCGTCTTGCCTTCAAAACGAGAATCTGTGCTTTTAATGAAATCGTCAATCCAAGTTTTGACTGGATCGGATGCTTTAAGTTTTTCGGTGATGGTTTCCATTTGACTATTTATTCGTTTATCTTTTCTATTGCAGTCAGCCATTTACGCTGAAGCTTGTTATCTTGAGTTTTGACAATGACGAAGTTTGGACCACATTCGTGAATCGTAACAACTTCATTCGATTCAATAATCTTAACGACATCGTTGACTGAAAACAATTTACCTTGAATATATGCTTCTCTCTGTTCGGAGACTGGATCAAGCTGTATATGCTTACGGAAATTATGAGATTCTTTAAGACCCATTCCAGAACGGATCACATTGAACAACTCTTGGACATCACCGAAACCTTTAGGTGTTTGTTTAGAGAACTTTTCGAGGTCATTATTCTTGACACACTCGATGAGTTGTAATTCAATTTCGGTATAGTTGGACTCAAAGAATGGAACAACTAAAACAATCGGATCATTCAGATTTTTACAGTATCTTGCTTCTGCTATCGAAGTGCAAACAATACTAATCTTGTTATAACCTTGCTGTTTTAGCTTAGATACAGCATCTTCTATGCATTGAACTGCAGCATCTTCAATGATGTTACGACCGTGTTTGGGAAAGAACTTTCTGAGATACTTAACCTTCTTATCGTATGAAATTGGATTCTCTACAAGATCATACGCTGGGTAAGTATAGATTGCATACTTATTTCCAGTAGCTAAATCAGAAACCCTTTCAAACAGTTTCTCGTGAGCAATCGAAGGCGGTTGAAAGTTACCAAAGGCAATAACAATGCCATTAGTTCTTTCTTCAGTATAAGTCTTGAATGATTTCAGTTTTCCCATATTGAATGATTTATACTATTATTTTTCAACTTTCTCGCCAAGCTGTCTCTGCCAAGCCTGATGAGCAAGCAAGCCATCTGGGTCATACGATGGGTCCGTATCCCAAGAAAATGTGTAATCAACCATGAGGAAATCCTTAAACGATAATGGTTTCTTTGTTGTAACTTCTGGTTTCTCTTTGGTTTCATCGCTCATAATCTGTATTTATAATAATCGATTTAATTCTTTTTCTGTTTTTACGGCATCTATTTCCCAAGGGAGTTGATCATATTCAACTAATCTACTATCAACCTTAATTCCGTTCCAGATAGAAATCTCTGAATCACCAGAGAAGAATCTCAAGGTACCCGTTGCATATTGTCTTACGTGCGCTATTTCATGCGCCAATGTGGTCAGAATGATCCGTCTATCTGGATTGTTATTAAGACGAATGATGAATTCATAATGCTTACCTTTCTCTGGGCAATCATCAGCAAGACAGTCTCCATCAACACCTTCATTCTCAAGTAACTTATCGATCACTTGAATTCGGATAAAGAGTCTTCTTTTCCTTGGCATCAGTTCACGAATAAAGAGCTTGGCGGTTTCCTTTAGAATCACACCAAGCTCCCTATTCTTTGAACAGCCATTTACTCTTACCTCAATCAACGAGAGTATTTATGAAATTTCATTTTTCCCAAATAAAGACTTCCATGCCTTTACCTCTAGTGCAAGATTCAGTATTGACCAATTCTTCACGGTCATAAAGAACTTGATCGAGGTATTCATTGCCATTAGGTGCTTCCTTTGCAATAATAATCAACTTAGACATATCGAATTCTTCAGCTTCTATTGTTGCTCCAAAGATAGTTCCCTTTTGATAATCATGACATTCCATGACTTGTTCTGGAACATCGTTATATTCGATCAAAGATCCTTCATATAAAACACAATCATATACTTGATTAAGTGGTTTATTAAACACTTCTGTTAAAGCTCCATCTTCACCAACTTC